GGAACAGGTACTGCCCTAATGGGCGGTGTAACACTTGGTGCTGGCAACGTAGATGTCTTTACAGTTGCTATTGACGTTGACACCATTAACGAAGAGGTTGTCTTCATTACCAACCAAACAAGCGATACAATGACTATTGTGCGTGGGCAGGCTGGTACCTCAGCAGTAACACATACTGCAGGTGCAAGCGTAAAGCACGTACTTACATCCTATGATCTAACCAATTTTGAAGATGGACTAACTGAAAGTTCAGACGGACTTATTGGTAGTTTTCTTCTTATGGGTGGGTAAACAACCAAACACTACAGTAAAGGAAAAAGAATAAATGGCAACAACTTACAAGGTGCTTGGTCAATCAAACCCAGCAGCTACTACAGCAACATCACTGTATACAGTGCCTGCGGCAACGCAATCAATCATATCTACAGTCACAGTCTGTAACCAGGCAGCAACTGCTGGAACCTACCGTATAGCGGTACGTGTAGCAGGAGCAACACTGGCAGCAGCACAGTACGTAGTCTATGACGCATCACTGTCTGCAAATTCTACAGATACAATAACCTTGGGAATTACCTTGGGCGCTACAGACGTTGTTACTGTATACGCATCCACTGCTAACTTCTCATTCAGCGCCTTCGGAACGGAGCTTTCATAATATGGCTATAGGAAGAATCCCAGAACCAGGGACTGGTATCCCTGAATCTATCATTGCTGCTAAAGGTGATCTACTCACTGGTACGGCTAATGATGTCCCTGCTGTTATCACAGTAGGTGCAAACGAGACTCGTCTTGTTGCAGCCTCTGGTGAGGCTACAGGCCTTAAGTATGTGGCTGACACCACAAACTACGCAGTGGCAGCCAAGGGCGATCTATTGGTCGGTACTGCTGCAGATACTCTAGCCCCACTCACCGTAGGCGCAAACGGCACCACACTCGTAGCGGATTCTGCTCAGGCTACAGGACTTAAATGGGCTACACCAGCAACACCTGGTTATGTGGGTGTTGGATTAAGTAATTATTATACAACTATTGCTGGTACTGCAAACGTTCCTTTTACAATTCCTTATGCTAATGCTGATAATTGGGACACTAACACTTTTCATAATCCTTCATCTAACAATACCAGAATTACTATTCCAACAGGTTACGGCGGAAAATATCTAATTAGTTCTTTTGCTTGGCCTGAGACTTTTGCAAGTTATTTCATTATGAGCATTAATCTAAATGGCGCACAAATGCTAGGCAATCCTTTGGCAGGAATAGCCAACCAAGGCGAGTGGCAAAGACAGGCCAGTCAGTTAGTTGCAAATTGTACTTTAATTTTAACTCTATCTGCGGGTGATTATATTGAGCAAACAATACAAATGGGTACAACAGCCTCATATAGATATATCACAAACTTGCAAGCAACTTATTTAGGAGCATAAATTGACAAAAGAATATAAAATTGCAAAACCTAACAAAGCCTTAGATAGTCAGATTTTTTCTAAGGAGACAGGTTTTAGTTTATTTACCAGAGGTGATGAGTTTTTTGTTGGCGGTTGCAATAGTCAAGATGAGGCAGAGCAAGCAATTGCAGCTCATAATCCACCTGCACCAACTGAGCCAACTGTGGCAGAGAAATTAGCCAGCGTTGGCTTGTCGGTAGATGATCTTAAAACAGCTCTTGGCTTAGCCTAAGACTGACCCTGCCCCGTTAAAAGGGCAGGGCATAATCTTGGGGGATTGTGCTAGAGCCCTAGTGCAGCTTTGAGGTCAGTTACGGATAAACCAACGCTTGCTAACTTTTCAGTTACGGTTGGCTCACTTGGTAGGGCTGGATTATGAGCAGCAAAAGCATCTAGCAATTCTTTTTCAGTTGCATCTCCTGAAAGAAAATACTGGCTATCTCGCATAAAATAATTAAAGCCAGTTTCTTTTAAGAAAATCATACTGTCTGCGTATTTTGTTGGTTTTTCTATTTTGATTTCCATTTATGCTCCTAAGTAAGACACGCTGAGTACAGTAACGGTTCCATTACCTGCTGTGTTACCATATAAATTAAGATTTCCACCTGATCCTTGATACACCATCATTTCTATGTAATCATTAACGGCTAAACTAAGGACGACCGACATAGTTTGAGTTTGCGTTCCACTTGAGGCAGGAGTCATATCCCAAATCCCATAATAACCACCGTTTTTGTATAGACCGATTGAGCGTTGAGTTGATGAGCCTGTTTGCCATAAAATACTTCCGTTAATAAGCCATTTACCTGCGTATCCTGTGGGAATTGTCATACGGGTATTGTTAGTCACCGTGCTATGGATAGAATTAGTATCGAAGGATTCATCAGCAAATGCAACGAAGGTATTAGTAGCGTTTGGTATTGCAACCGTTGTATTCATATAAGCCGAAGCTCCGACAAAAGTTGAGCCACTTGCAGGAGTAGCCCACTTCAATCCAGTAGCTTCGGCAGAATCCGCTACAAAACAGTAGCTCTACAGAACAATCTCAGAGGATTGTGCTTAGGATAGCAACAATCGCGCTTCGTCGGCTGTGATCCCTAGCTTGGCTAGAAGGGTTGCTTTGTCGGCTTCGGCCTTAATTTTTGCTACCTTGATTGCATCGCCTTCGGCTTTGTCGGCTGCCGATTGTGCCAATTCTGTAACGTTCATATCACGCTCAATGACTTCGCCTGTTTCAACATTGTGAATAGTTATTGTTTTCATTATTTAACTCCATAAAGTTTGTAACCGCAAGAAAAATTACCACTAGCATTTTCAAACAAATCTAATTGTGTTATTGCGGTTGTTTGATTGTATCCAACCTTATACTCTCGCCAAGACCAGCTAGTAGAATCTGTGTCAAGAGTACCAAAAGATTGACTCGTTGCAAACTTCCAACTATTAGTATTTGCGTAATTTGGAACACTAATATAACAAGTGCTTACGCTACCGCTAGCGTCAAAAGTTCCCGAAATGTCGCCAGAAGTAAAAAGAAAGGTGCCGCCATCAGCGGTTGCTGACCAAGCTCTATGTCGATTTGCTGTGGTGTCATTATTAAAACGCAATCTTAAAAACATATCTGAGCTTACATCTATGTTATCCAAAATTAAATAAAGATTCACATAAGATGTACTGATTGAGCTTAATGTCAAAGTGCCACCACTATGACTACCTGAGGCTAAAAGTGTCATACCACCGCTTGCAGGCGTGGCCCATTTTAAGCCAGTAGCCGTGGCGCTATCCGCTACGATACTGGAAATAGGGATTGTGCAAGTTCTGGCATAATCTATTTTCAATAGTGTGAGCGTATAGAATAATCCTAAATCGAAAGTATTGACAATAGAACAATTGACTGACTAGGTTACCGACTATGGAACTAACACCACTAGAAACAATTAAAGAGAAGTTGCAAGACCGCTATGAGACACAGGGCTTTTCAATGGCCCTGTTTAGAAATGATTACAACCTGATTGTCCGCCTTGGGGTACACCCAGAGCTGGCAACTGTTGAAGATCTGCAAAGACTTGTAATGAGCGTTAAGGCTAATTCAACTAAGGGAACCTACGCAGCAAGGGTCAGAAGTATCTTCAAAGCCCTGCGTAAGATGGGCCTGATTACTAATACCGCAGACCTAGACCTGCCTATAGTACGAAAGAGGCGTGGGTTACCACACCCATTGACTCCAGGTGAGGCTGAACTACTGATGACTAAGGCTGATTTGCCTATGAGGGATTGGTTTGTCATAGGCTGTAAAGCGGGCCTACGGGCTATGGAAGTAGCTGGACTTCGAGGGGTAGACCTTGAGAAGCAAGATGATGGATACATCCTTAGAGTGGCAGGCAAGGGCGGTACAGACCTATCTGTGCCAGTAGCACCAACAGTTGCTCACGTTATTTTGAAGCACGAAACTAGCGGCAAGATATGGTCAGTAACACCTAACGCTTTGACCAAGCTCTGCTCAGCAGAGATGAAGCGTTTGGGTATACCTAAGAAGACCTTTCACGCCTGTCGCCATTACTTTGCTACTAATATGCTAGAGAAATCTGGCGGTGATTTGCTTGCAGTAAGAGACTTAATGCGACATTCATCAGTAGCAACAACACAGGTATACACACAACTTGCTAGTGGTCGCACCAGATCGTTAGTTAACCTTTTAGATTAAGGAGAATAGATGCCATACGGCGATGATATTACCGAGGGAATACCGTATGTACTATCCAATCCTTCTGGCTCTGCCACTTATGCAGCAACAGGCGAGGCCTACGATGTCGCTGTTGCTGGTTTACCGTTCTTTCTTTTTAACTCTGATGATGCACCCTATCGCCGTGTAACGGCTCAGTATCGTAAGCAACAGATTGACCAGACACGTGAGGCTGGAGAACAGACCCTGACTGGTTGGTGGCTACGAAGCCAATCATCTTTTCACCTTGGCGCTGGCATTAAGTTCTTTGAACCACAGCAAGAAGAGTCGCTACGCTTCCAGTACACAGAGTCTAAAGGCTTAGATGTCTTTACTAGAGGACAGGCAACCCTACTCAATGACACAGCCAGCTTCTATGCTGGTGCTGCACCTGCACAGTTAATTGGTGTCAATGATGGCACTGATAACTGTATCCTAGTAACAGATGGCACTGCGCTAAAGAAGATTACAAGCGCTGCTGTATCTAGTACTTACACACAGGCTGGCACAGCATCTACTATCTTTAGCCTTACCACTAATGGCAAGCAGTACTTCTTTATCAATGGAACCCACGTTCACCGAGGTAACCTTGCTGGTACTACTAGCGATACTGAAATATACAACGCTTCTAGCACTACTCGTGCCACTATTCGCTTTGTTAAACAACGTGTTATCGCTGCTATCAATAACGCCCTCTATGAGCTAGATGCCAACCACGGTGGCGGTGCGCTACCTGCTGCTTTCTTTACCCATCCTAATACTTCTTGGGTCTGGTCTAGTATCTCTGAGGGACCACAGGCTATCTATGTATCAGGATATGATCCTAACGGTACATCTTCATCTGTCTTTAAGATTAGTTTAGACCCTGCAAACACTAACACTTTAGGTTTCCCAGAACTACTAACACCTACCGTTATTATTGATATGCCACAAGGTGAGCGCATCAATGACTTTGATGTATACCTTGGTGCCTACGCAATCCTTGCTACCAGTCTAGGTTTTAGAGTAGGTATCTCTGATGCAACTGGAGATATCCAGTATGGTCCACTGCTCTTTAGAGATGCTGCCTGCAACGCTATTGCTTTTAGAGATAGTTATGCCTACATTGCAACCCTTGTAGATGGTGCAGCAGGGCTAGTTCGTGTGGATTTATCTACTACTGTTTTAGCAAATAGCCTTTTCTTTCCTTGGGCTTGGGACCTGATAGCAACTGGTACTACTACCACTGCATCTCAGGTTGCCTTCTTTGGCAACTCAGATAGAGCTGCCTTTACCAATGGTAATAATACCTGGGCTGAATCAACTACCAGCCTAGTAGCAAGTGGTTATCTGCGTACTGGTTACATTCGCTACAACACACTAGAGACAAAGATATTTAAGTTGATGCAAGCTCGTGTGGATACCACAGATGGCGGTGTCTTAATCCAATCTGTTGATTCATTAGATAACTTCTTCACTATTGGTAACTTCTCACAAGGCTCTGCAGTGCCTCAAATCAATATCAGCTACCCACAAACTGCCCAAGAATATCTTGGATTCCAATTCACACTATCTCGCTCAACAACTGATGTGACCAAGGGACCACTCTTTACTGGTTATCAGATACGTTCCCTGCCTGCAACACCACGCCAGAG